GCTCGCGTGCGATCCGTCTACGTAAGCCTGAAGAGCAGCTAAGCACCTTCCTTACTAAGACACCAGCAGCGATCAACAAGTTCTGGGATACATTGACAACCAAGACTATCACTGGCGTGAATGGTCGCATCAACAAGGACACTATCTTGTTAAGGGCACTAGATAAATGAGTGATAAATTTTTAACGAAATCGGAATTCTCGAAGCTTGTCGAGAAGAACGTACTGGATAAAAAAATGAGCTATATGGAAGCGGTGCTTATGATCTGTGAAGATCATGGCATCGATCCAGAAGACGTACGTAAGTTCGTCTCTGCTCCTATCCAGGAAAAGATCGAAGGTGAAGCCATGCGCTTAAATTTAATCCCACGGAGCAATGAACTTTTCTTCGATTGATGCATATATAAGATGTACGTCAGTACAAATATATGTTAAAATACTTCAGTCTATACAACGCAATATAAGGAACATACAATGTCATTTGCAAATCTAAAGCGCAACCGTAACTCCATCGATAAACTCGTAGCTGCAGCAGAAGCTACCGGAGGCGGTGAAAAATCCAACTACAAAGATGAACGCATGTGGAAGCCAACAGTCGATAAGGCTGGTAATGGTTACGCAGTCGTGCGCTTCCTACCAGCAGCAGAAGGTCAAGATCTTCCGTGGGTACGCTACTGGGATCATGGATTTAAGGGACCTACAGGTAAATGGTATATCGAACGTTCGCTTACATCGATTGGTCAAGAAGATCCAGTTGGTAAGCTGAACAGCAAACTTTGGAATATGTCCGATGATGATAAGTCACCGACTCGTAAGCAAGCACGTGATCAGAAGCGTCGTCTGCATCACGTAGCAAACGTACTGGTTGTGTCTGATCCGGCCAATCCTGATAACGAAGGCAAAGTCTTCATGTATCAGTTTGGTAAAAAGATCTTTGATAAGATCATGGATGCAATGCAGCCGCAGTACGCTGACGAGACTCCTATGAATCCATTCGACTTCTGGGAAGGTGCTAACTTCAAGATTAAGATTCGTAAAGTCGATGGTTGGGTCAACTACGATAAGTCGGAGTTCGATTCGCCAACTGAACTGTTCGATGGTGATGAAACGAAGCTTGAAGGTGTATATAACTCAATGCACAATTTGGGTGAATTTACCGATCCAAAGTTCTATAAGAGCTATGCAGAGCTTGAGCGTAAGCTGAACGAAGTACTGGGACAAGAACCAGTAATGAATGTACAAGACAGCATTTCGCTGGGTGCACAGTCACCTGCTCCGGTTATGCGTGAAGCTCCGCCTCAGAGCATCGAAGAGATGGTATCGAATGATGATACTACATCTGAGGCCGAAGAGGATACGATGAGCTACTTCGCTCGTCTTGCAAACGGTTGACGATCTTGCTGACAAGTTCAGCAAGCTTAAAAGAGGCGGCTTCGGTCGCCTCTTTTTTTAGAATGGTCCTGATCGACGTTGACCGGATGCTAAGCCACCATCTTCAAGATCTATACTCGGTGGCATCGGCTGAACGAATGTAGTGCTATCACCACCGATATTTGTAGTATCACCACCAACAATATTAACAGGTTGGACAGCAGCTGTTCTTTCTTGGTAGTCACTTTGCATAAGTGCTACCGTTAAATCGTTTAAAACTTCTTGAGATATTTTTACAATTGAAACATCACGCGGTGCTTGAACTTGGATTTCATCTAATTGGAAGGCAGCACCATCTGCTGCAGCCGGTTTTGCTTCAATTAGAGCTGTACCGTTCAAAGCATTTTTAATGTAATTTATACCATCACTAACTAGTTGTACATCGCCTTCTTTAATACCTTTGATACCAGGACCGAAATAAACATCGTCTAGACCAAACCACTTGCTAGAATTTTTATTCTCCCATGTTCCGCCATTTATCAAATTAGGCCACATATCTAAAACACCAGCAATATCTTGTACAATCTTGCTAATATTACTAGTAGAATTATCGATTTTAATATCTGATAAATTGTTAAAAGATGCGCTTAACCCATTAATGGCATTAGAAAATTCATCGATTTTACTAATATCAAAATTGTCTAATGGCTTAAGACCTTCGATCATCTGTTCAACGATACCAGGTTTATCTTTATTTAAACTTGTTCCAAAAATACTATCGATAGTACCAAAAACAGCCTTACTTAGTTTATCGGTTAAACCAACTAATCCTTCAGCACCTAAAAATGCGACTATACCAGCTGACAATCCAGTAAGAGCACCGGCAATATTCTTACCCCCGAGTTCCATAAGCTTTTTAATTCTTTCAATTGCTTCAGGAGTAATAGCAAGAATTGAGTCATTGAATGTCTTAAAGACCCCTGTAATGCCGGGTCCATCACCTTTAATCGATTGGAGGTGACTTGTGATAAAGTCTCCAGTTGCAAGACCAACCATAAGACCTGCAATACCAGCACCAATGCCGGTCATAATAGCAAAAATGCCCATACCAGCTCCAGCAGCTGCTGCTGGATTAATAGCACCAACGACAGCACCAATTGCGCCGCCGGCGCCGAGTATAGCCGCGAGAGCAGTTAGAGAATTTTCATTATTTAATGCACCAATTGAATCGTTAAACATTTTAAAGGCGCCGACTAGTCCAGCGCTATTAACAGCTTTAATTTTATCAAGCCATGAAATAGCAACGTCACCAACTGTTAAACCAATCATAAGCCCTGATATACCAGCACCAAGGCCAGTCATCATTGCTACGGTATCTTTAGCTGTTTTGGTGTCAGCCCCAAATTTTGCTAAACCAACTGCTGCTCCCATAATTCCAGCAAGAGCTATTCCAGCTTCCGGTGTAAGTTGTCCTACTGCTTGAGAGAATCCGCTAAGGGTTTTACCTAATGCTGAAAGGTTTAAATCGGCTCCTAGAATTTTCCCAAAACTAAGAATATCATTACCAATAACCAATCCACCAAGGAATCCGATTATACCAGCAGCAAGACCTGCCATACCTTTAGCCGCATCAAGAGGATTTTTGGACGCTAGTCCTAAAATAGCCCCTGTGCCAAGTAAGCCAGCTAATACAATTAATGGCCCTTTTTCTAGGCTTAAGATCATTTCGCCAAAGCCAGCCATAGTTTTTTTCAAAGCACCGAAATTTAAGTCTGCACCCATCCATTCAGCTACGCCTAATGCTGTACTACCTGCTAAAAGCCCAGCTAAAAATCCCGAGATCGCAAGACCCATAAATCCGACACCAACTGCAGCTTTTTTACCACCGACAGAAGAGATACCCATAATCCCGGCAAGAACAGTAAAGGCCATAGGATCCATGTCTAGAATAATATCGGAGAAACCAAGGGCGGCTTTTTTTAGACCATCATAGTCCATGCCTGCAACATCTTGTAACCAACTTAATCCTTCGCTGCCTGCAAGTAGTCCGCCAAAAAATGCTGGAATAGCTAATCCCATAGCGGTTAATCCAGCTGCGCCTTTTAACATACCTCCACCTGCTAAAGCCATACCAGCGCCTAATCCAGCGAATGGCGAACCCAATAATCCCGGAGATTGATTGTTATTGCTTGGGCCAGGTGTAGGTGGTACAGCTTGGCCAGAACTACCTCGTACTTTATTCTTATCATTTAAAGCGCTAAGTCGAGCAAGCTCCGAGGCTTCCATTTGCGCAGAGATTTTATCAGTAAGAGATTTTACTGCTTCGGTAGTTTCTTTTTGTTCATCTCTCATTTCACCGAGAGTAACATTAATCTCTGCTAAGGTAATAGTCATATATTTTTATCCTTGACTTACTTACGATCTGCCTCTTCGCGCCTCTTCACGTTGCTTCATATCTTCAATTAACATAGTCACGTATATTTCTCTCTCCCAAGGTATCATCATTTCTATATCAACTAATGAATAATTGTGGTTTTCCATTAGTTGATAGTTTGTTTGATAATAGTTCACCAGTGTTTCATGAGAGAGATTAATTAGAAAAAATCCTGGATACCACTCAATGTCTGTTTGTTGTGGTGGTTACAGGATTCACAATCAAATTCAATATCATGTTCTAACTTCGGCAAGCTTTGTACAAATTCTACAATTTTACTAAACTGTTCGTTATTTAAATTATCTAAAAAAAGAATTTTTTCTTCTAATGTTTCTTCATCAAATGAGATTACTTCATCTTCAGTTAGTAGTTTGTCTAAACTACCTAACGCCATATTAAACATTAGATCAGTAAAGGTAAGATTTTTCTTACTTGAAAAAGTTTCCAACATACCGGTATATCTTGGATATCTTACTTTTAATGTAAACTTATCATTCAACTGAATTTCAGGAAGTGCTTTTGGTACATCCATTTGGATTTCTTCCAGATTCAAAACAATTTCGTTTCTGTTGGAGCACTCACTGCATTCTAAAAAAATGGTTGTAGTTTCACCTACTGACTTACCACGGATTTTAGTAAACATATATTCAACATCAAATGTCGAAAGCTCACTTGGGTTAATAGGACTTTCAACACAAGAAACAATTGTATCCACCATAGCTTTTAGGATAAGGTCTTGCTCTTGCGATTCCATTGCCATCAAAAGAACTTTTTGTTCTTTTACATAAAATGGTCTAAAAAATACTTCTTTACCGGTCGAAGGGATTTTTACTTTATATTTCGGCGATTCATTAATTCTTGGCAAAGCCATGATATAACTCCATTGTTATCTAATTCGTTTCCAATTTTTATATGACAGATTTACAGAAACCTCAACCGTTTGACCAGTAGATGCATCTGCAAGATCAATTCCATTCACTGTTATAGGGAAAGCCCCTTCTAATTCAACTCCGTATATTATTTTTGAGGATGTACGGACGTCAAAATCTAAATTGATATTAATTCCAAATATGCCAAATTCTAAGTTACCCAAATCAAAAGCTTTACCTTTTTGTAATTGGTATATCTTTATATTCTTTTTATATTGGTCGGCATATCGGATTTGATGAGTATTTTGATCTACAATTAAATTTTGCCATCTATCAAAATAATCACGGGTTTTGTAATCGTTTAATACGTGGAAAGACATAGTAATATCATCTACTGCATATCCCACACCGATCTTTTGGTTCATAAGCCCGATGTTGCGATCTGTAGTAAGAATTTGTCTACCAGGCAGACGAGTGGTACGGCAAAGAACATTTCTTTCGGCTGCAGATAAGTTAGATCCTTCAATTAAAGGCATTTCAACCATATACTGTGTAGGTAGAGCTAAGCCCCTTCCTCCAGTTATTACACCTTTTAATTCTTCTATACTAGCCATTTATCTTCCTTTTGGAATCAGCATAGACTTGTGCTTTGGTTGCTTTCTGGAAGTCTGCTGTTGGTAAGAATGTTGCAATTTCCCACTCAGGTGCTTCAACCATAGCAAAGCGTGAACGTACGTGCTGTGTCAAATAATGTTTAAAGCATGGCTTAAAGTATTTCATTTTACCAGCACGTTGTAGTAAATTATATGACAGTTGAAACTTAGTAGATTCATCATATAGTCTGTTATTTGTAATATCTAATAGAGCATCAAGGAACTTGGCGCGGAGGGCCGGCGGAAGGTAGTGTAAATTCAAACCGTAGAATCCACCTTCTGCCGGGCCAACCACAATCACCAAGGGAAAGGAATCATAATATGGTAGTGTATCTTTGTGCTTCGGATCGTAAAAGAACATATACATGCTACCAACAGCCTGCCGGTTTTTTAACTGAATCGGTTCTTCCTTCATCAGCTCACTACGGTTTGGCCGTAAGCGCGCTACTCTTTTGCGGAACCAATCACGTGATTCCTTGGTTCTAAGAGTAAGTCCTTTACGGAACGCCTCAATTTCTAAGTTGTAAAATAAATTGCTCATGTCAGTATTTATGTAGATTTCTTACGTTTTTTATATGGTGCAAGTGGTTTTAATGGTTTGGTGGATTTGGGTTTAATACCCATTTTATGTAATGTGTCTTCAGTCCAGATCTGGAATCCCCACCCGCGATCGGCCGCGTAATTCTGTGCAGCTGCCCACTTGTTCATGTTCTTGACGTAGGTTAATCCTTCGGTGATATAACGCTTCGTCTTACGACCATTGAATGCTGGTGGTTTGGTTTCTTTGTCCGGTTTAATTTCTACAAGCACTGTCTTACCGTTCGTGTAGGTGATTTTAAGATCCATGAAGTATCGATGGTATTTCTTATCTACCTCATAAAAATATGGGATAACAACTTCCTCGCTTGACCACTCTTTGACCTCGGCCGATTCATCGCACCACTTGAAGCAATACTTTTCCCACATAGATCGATAAACTACATTTGTATGATCGCCTTTGTATTTGCTTGGATTTTTAACTTTATATTTCCCAGAATAAGCCATGAATTTCCACATAAATAATGGTAAGATTTCCAACTATTTATGGATGCAAAATGAAATATCCCCTAAGCGATAATACAGATCAGTATCAGGGTAAAATCCAGTTCTTACCGATCGTAGAAGATTACATCGATTTGGCTAGCACAGCGGCAGACGTTGCTGCTGCAGCAGATACTGGTATTTCCCAATTTAATTCTAGTAGTTCCTCAGCTAATTCTGGTGGTCCAGGGTATAGATCTTCAGGTAGCACTTCACCTTTACCGAGTAAAATAACTAGCATTTCTAGAACAAATTACGGTCAAAAATCTGCTGGTCCTATTACTTTATACTTACCACAAGCCATTAATATTAACGATGGGGTAAATTATGAAAACTTAAATCTGGGTATTATTGGTGCAAATGCATTAGCCGCTGTACAATCTGGTAAAGGTATTAAAGAGGCAATGAGCGGCTCTTTAAAGGAAGCAGCAAATACAGCCTACGACTTTGTAGCTAATCGCTCTGGATTAGGATCACAACTTGCAGGATTAGCTGCAGTGCGTCTTGCTGATAAAACTACCGAGGGATATAAAACTGCAGCTCGATCTGCCTTTGGCGTGTCAGTAAATCCAAATACTAGAGCTCTTTTCAACTCGGTTAACCTTAGAGACTTTTCATTTTCTTTTAAAATGATTGCTTCTTCGCAGGCGGAGGCGCTCGAGATTGATAATATTATTAAAGCATTCCGTACTGAATTATACCCAAGAGAAATCGAAGGACCAGGTGGCGTTCCAGTAGGTTACATCTATCCGAATAAGTTTAGAATTTTAATGACTTATCGCGGTCAAAAAGTTGCTACTAAATTTTTAGATTCTAATATAATTAGCGTTAATACTGTTTATAACCCTTCAAGTATGGGATGGCACTTTGACGGTAAGCCATCAGAGGTTGATCTAACATTAAGTTTCCGTGAAGCAAGAACAATGTCTAAGAAATACGTGGAGGCTGGTTACTAATGTTTTTCAAAGAATTCCCTACAGTCGGATATAATTTTGGTACTGAAACTGGGTTTAACCAATTTCAAAACATTTCTGCTTACGTGGATATTATCGACGATATTAAAGACGATATTAGTTTCTATCAGTATTATAATATTTTAGATAAAAGACCTGATCAAGTTTCATATGAGTTATATGGAAATGTAAATTTCTATTGGACATTCTTTTTATTAAATGATAATCTTCGCCGGCAAGGATGGCCAATTCGCGAATTAGATTACCAAAATTGGGTAGTAAACAAATATAATAAAAAAGTAATTACTACGAAAGATTCTCTTGATGTTGGATTTCGTCAAGGAGATACTGTAACAGGGTTTGGCTCTGGTGCTACAGGAATTATTCGCAAAAGAAATGAAGATCTTGGTCAATTGTTTATTAGTAGTGAAATTAACTTCGAAGCAAACGAGTTAGTTCAAGATGTAAATGGTAATATTATTACAGTAGATACTGCTGTGCCTGAATATAATGCAGTTAAATATTATTTAGATCCTAATGGGGATTTTGTAGATATTAATCCAGCAGATGGTCCAGGCCAATTATATACTGCAGTAACATTTTCAGATCATTTAAAAAACGAATTAGATAATCTTAGAAATATTAAAGTTATTAAACCTGAAGCAATTAATGCAATTGTAATTGCATTTAAAGAAGCATTGCGTAGTTAAGAATGTCAATAGATCGTTTAATTATAGATAGAGCCACGATTACCGATGGCGATGGTGTTCAGAAATATGATATCGCCAAATCTATTACGGATATTGTTATTTACGAACACTTAGATAAACCATATCTAACTGGTGCTGTTTCATTTCTAGATCCTTTGGGTGTATTAGATAAAATTAAATTTAAAGGATTAGAAGAATTTTATTTAACTTTATCTTTCCCAGAAGACGATCGACCTTCTATTAGTAGAAAGTTTATTGTAGATCGTATTATCGATACATCTAAAAATAACGATAATAGCGAATTAGTTACTTTTCATATTATAGAAGAAATTGGATTTATATCTACGGTATTAAACGTAAATAAAGCTTATGAAGGTGATTCCCGTGAAATAATCGATAAGATTATTAGTGAAAACTTTCCTAATAATAGGTTATCGGAAGCTGATGAGGATCTTGCAAAATATCCAATGAAGCTAATTGTGCCAAACATGACACCATTAGAAGCAGCAAATTGGATTAAAGATCGTACTACTTCAGTATATGGTACACCTTATTATTTGTTTACGGTATTAGGCCAACCTGGATTAATTCACTTTTTACCATTATCTACTATGATTTCAGGTCAAATCCCGCATAAAAAAGAATACGTGTATTCTCAATCTGCAACACAAGATGCTGAAACAAGTAAAGATGGATCTGACCAGTATTATACTATTAAAAAGTACAGACAGAATCCTTTAGAAATCTCTAATCTAATCGATGCAGGACTTATCAGTTCACAACAAGGATTTTGGGATACGGCTACGTCTGCAGATATGGGTTCATCATTTGAGGTAGAAAATACAATTGGATTAGTACCTGGGTTTAATAAGAATAATTTTAAATTTGATAACAGTGTAGAGTATAACGGTAAAGAGTTAAATAAAATTCAATCCCGTAAATTTTATGCTATTCATTCTTCTTATCCTTACCAAGATGCTGTTTCTTTCCGTGAATTAGAAAACCTAAATAGAACACTAACCGCGAAAGCGTTAAGAAAGATTTTGGTAACTGGTTCAGTTGATGTTGTTGTATCTGGAAGAAACTTTATTACGCCTGAAAGTAATAAAAGTATTGGTACTCTATTAAAATTAAGATTTTTAAATAGCGAATTAACAGAAGATATTAATTCTAAAACTGATAAAGTTAAATCTGGAAAACATTTGATTTATGCTGTAAGACATAATATCAGAAAAGAAAGATATGACGTTACACTAAGTTGTGTTAAATTAGAGAATCTCGAATGAGTATAAAAACACTATATAACGAATTTTATGGCGATGAAACCAGGTGGTGGGTTGGAGTAGTAGAATCCGTAAATGATCCGATTAAACAAGGTCGGGTTAAAGTAAGAATTTACGGCATTCATTCAGCATCTTCTACAGATATTCCAATCAGTGCATTACCATGGGCACAAGTTCTTGCACCAGTTACTCAAGGTGGTACTTCTGGTATTAACGGTACACCAGTGGGTATTCAGCCATATGCTCAAGTATTTGGGGTTTTCTTAGACGGTAAACATTCTCAATTACCTCTTGTACTTGGCTCTATTCCAAGAGTAGATGGACAAAAGCCAGAGGGAATTGCGTCAGGTACTGTTGGTGGTAGAGGTTCTGGTGCAACTGCACCGACTGGTACTACTCAAAGTGCGGCTGATACCAGATCCGCTGTAAATGACAAAAGGGTAAATCCTGATGCGGCAGATCCAAGAGGTGAAGCTGCAAGAACACAGTCTATTGTCACGCCTATCCCGGGAACACCTCCACCGCCCGGTACTACCCGAAAAGATTTTACTCCCCTTGAAGGCGGCGGTAATATTGAAAAGTGCTATAATTATTTAGAAAGAGCTTTCCGAGAAAAAGGTCTTTCAAATTCAAAAGAACTCGCAGCAGGATTTACCGGTAACTTTATCGTAGAATCTCGTTGTGAACCTTTAATTGAAAATGGCATTGGTGCAGTAGGTATAGCTCAATGGTTAGGAGAGCGTAGAACTGCTTTAGCCGTTTTTGCTAGAGATAACGGTTCTGAGTTATTTTTAACAGATAAAGGTGCTGGCCGTGGAGGTCATAAAGTTCCAGATTTAGGTACACAGTTAAAGTTTGTAATTGAAGAACTAAGAGTTTTAAACTGGCTTAAGTTTGATGAATGGGGTCCGAAATGTACGACTGCTAGATTAGCGGCTGACCGTGTGGAAGCATTTTATGAAATTTCAGAATTTTCGGTAGAATTCTGGAAAGGTAAAACCAGATGGAAATATGCACCTTATCAAACAAGGGTAAGTAGTGGTAGAGATAACGTGGGTGCTTATAAAAGAAGATTGGAAGAGGCAGAAAAAGTGTTTAACTCATTTGCTGTTAATAATAAATCCAGTGGGAACGTATCATGATCGATCCAACACAGTTAAGTAAAGAATTAGAAAGTTTAGGTCAAAAGGCTTTTAGTCCAGAAATTACCCAGGGGCTAGAAAAAGCTGCAAGTGAATTTAAAGCATTAAACACAGAAATGGTAGGTCGTTTAAAGCCTGCTATGACAAATGTTGCTGGTGAGTTAGCTAAGCAAGCGCCTGCTTTAGAATCTCTTGCAGGTAACTTAGCTGGCAGTCTATCCGGTCCTTTAGCTAATGTAGCAAAAAACCTCGAAGGTATTGCTCCTAATTTAAAATCTGCATTACCACGAGTAGGTGAAGAATTAAATAATGGCTTAAAAGGCATTTCGCCAATACTAAGTGACTTCCCTAAAGAAGTTGAAGAAGGTTTACCTAAATTCCTTAAAGCAGCTACTACCGTCACCGTAAATTTACAACATGCTATTCCGGGCTTACAAAAACCATTAGCTGAAATGACAGAGTCATTACCGGGAGTAGCTGCTAAGCTTAAGCCAGAGCTTGAGTCTGCAGCCACTACTATATCAAGTGCTATTACTGGATCCGAAGTAAAAAATGCATTTAATAATATTGCACTTGCTTTACCTACACCTCAAGCTGTAGCAGAAGTTACTTCAGCTATGTCGAAAGCTGCAAAAAATGTTATACCAGCTCTTGAATTAATCCAATCAAGTGAAATTGAAGTAGTGTTGAAAGCACAGCTAGACGGTATTCAAGGTGATCTTGCTGGTGCTGCAGCCGGTCTTTCGGGAATTCTTTCTGAAATGAAAATTCCAGATTTTAATATTCCGAACATCGGTAATATTATTAACACTAATCTTTCAGGCCTAACCGAAAAGTTAAACGGCAATTTAAGTAAACTGTTAAACACAGTAACAGGATCTCCTGTTTTAGATGCATTACATAGTGCCAATAAAACTATAAATGTTATGAAAGGTACGTTAGGTATATCAGCTAATTTACCAGATGTTGATTTGGTACTAGGAAATGTAGTTAAAGAATTTACAAATGGAACCGTTGCTGGGGCACTAAACGTTTTACAAGAAGGTTCTAAAATTGACTTAGATATTACAGCTACTCTTACAGGAGCAACTGGTAATCTAGCAAATAATATTTCAGGGTTTGGTAATTTAGCCAGTAAAGCCACTCAGTTTGCTGACGTTGTAAGTAAGTTGAAACAACCAGTATCATTAGGTATTAATGTGGCTGCAGATCTTAGCGGGTTTGAAAGCAAACTCGGAAGTTTACAATCCCAATTTGGTAGTGCAGCGGCTATGCTAAGTGGTGCTACAGGCTTGTTATCAACTTCACCAATTAACCAAGCTACTACTTTGGCAAAAGTACAGCCGACTGTTAATAACGTTGAGGAAGTGTTTGCAGAAACAGTTAGTTCGCCTACGCAGCCGAAAGCTATGGAAGTTAGCTGGACCGAAACTTATAAAGATGAAATAGTCAATAAAGATACTATTCAGCCTAAAAATTATTATCATTATATTGTTCTTCCAAGTGGTATTATTCAAAGGGATAAACAAATTGGTAATGATGAATTAATTCGTGTTGCTGTGGTTGGTGGTTATAATGTATTTAAAGGTGAAAAAGGTTCTTTGACATCTGATTCGATTACTCATACGCAAACATTTGCTGTAAAAAGAATAATTGAACAAACTATTAAAGCTATGCCTGGTATTCAGGTCTACGGCAAAGGTGAATTTGTTACAGAAGGCGGTCGAGGCGGCGGGTCACTTGATCCTGGTATAGATATCGATAAGATTACTAAAAGTATTGATGGAAGATCTTCTACCCCACCTGAAGATGCTGTTGCACCGAAAACCGATTCGGAGCTTGGGAAACCTATTGGTCCAAGAGTCGTTTACCTATGGGGTACTGAAGAATTCCAGAAAAAGAAAACTCGCAATAGATTAATACAACCGAATCTAATGAAAATTATAAATGGTGCAGCAGAACAAGCTGATGTGTATGTAACAATATTTTCTGGCGGGCAGATGCCACGGGCTGAGGTCTTGGCTAAAGGCGGTGTAAAAAGAGGTGATACATGGTATATTCCTGGCGGACCACCACAAGGAGTTGCCACAGGATCTGTTCGTCATGATAATGGATATGCGGCTGACGTTTGGCTATACTCAGATCCAGATCGCAAAAATACAATAAACGCAAGTGTGTGGGATAATCCACCAGCAAAAGCTTTAAATTTTATAAGAGCATGTAAAGCATTAGGAGCAAGATCTGTAGGGGTCGGTCCAAAATATATGGAGCCAGGCATACACGTAGATCTTAACCCAGGTTTATATTGGGGTGCTAAAGGATTACCTGAAAATGCGCCTGAGTGGCTCAGAAATATAATGGCATAATGGAGTAAGAAATGGCAGGATCGAATCAGTTCGGCACGTGGACAGACGCGGACGAAAAGGCCGTAGAAGATTTACAGGATTTTGAAGATCCTACGGTAGCAGATGGCGCAAGAGCTAAGCTTACAGCAGCAGAAAAAGCATATGCATACGAAAAGGGATATATTAAAGCTCCTTACGATGATGCTATTTTAAGAGAAGCACGTAAAAACCAAGCTAAAGAAAAAGTTGAAGATGGTAAAGAAGAATATCCTACCAATCCATTAACGTTTGGTGATATTTCTGGACAAATGCCAAGAGCCGAGTATGCAAACTCTACCTCATTGAACTATAGCGCAAAGCAAAGTTACACGAGTAACTATTTGGATTTTACCGGTACTGTTGCAGGTATTGATATTGCGCAATATGTTACCGGCATTTCTGCACGCTATCCTTTAAACCAAGTTATTGAAACACTTTCTGGGCATGTTATTGAATATAATGACACGCCAGAAAATCCTCGTATTTTAATTAAACATACTTCTGGTTCTGGCATTGATATGCGTCCTGATGGTACAATTGTGGTATCGTCGCATGGTGACGGTAAAGTAGAAGTTAACCATGGAGGACACAAACTTGTTGTTACTGGTGATGGTCAACTTCATTTTAGCGGTGATCTTACTCTTAATGTTGGTGGTGACTTTAATGTAAATGTTGGTGGATCATATAACGTACAAGCAAAAGAAGAAACCAAAACAATTAACGGTCCATCGCGCGATCTATACTTTGGTAACAAATATACTTCCATTGTAGGTAGTCGCCAAGACTTTATGACTGAAAACCATACGAGTGCAGCTCTAGGATTCCGCGACACCTATACAAAAGGCGATCATAAGATTGCAGCTGAAGGTGGTGGTACTGTTGCTATGAAAGGTGGCATTGCTATGTCGTCAGAAGCACAGATTACACAATCAGCACCTGATATTAATATTGCAGCTGAAAGTATTTCTGTATTCGGTGCTTCCGGTAATATTGGTGGCGAAAATGTTATTATGCACAACTATAATATGTACACCGGTCATAGCATTTGGGCAGGAGAAACTGTTAATACCAAAACAGTAACAGCTACAAAAACAATGAACGCCATTTCTTTCCATGGTGATTTATTTGGTACTGCTACAGAAGCACTAGATGCTAATAGAGCAACTTCTGCAGGTCCTGGACCAGCATCTCCCGGTGGATATACTCAAACATCCGCAAGCGATGCCAGCTTTGATGTTACTGGTCGTGATGATAAAGCAACTACTGCGGTTATGCAAGAATACCTGCACAAAGGTGGATACGGTATCCAGCGTATCTTTATCGACAAAGGCGATCATCTTAAAGGTGCTTATGATAAAACTCGTGACACTGGCGGGGTTACTCGTAAGATCCTTACCACAGCTCAAACTAGAGCTAAGCTAAGAGATGAAGGTCAT